ATAGAATATACTTTCACAAGTTATTTATAACACTTTTCACAATTCAGAATCCGAAAGGAGAGGGTCTTATGGGTTCAATCAAGCAATTAGAAAATAGCGGCGTCCTTCAAATTCTCCTATTCCTTCACGAAAGAGGAAAAACCAAAGTAACAGACATCGACGTCGACGCCAGCAGCGGCACAATAGAGCTCCCATCAGGCAACAAACAAAAAATCTTCATAGCCCAAAACGAGACAGGTCGCTTCACGGCAATGCTACCCGAGGAATACTGACTTGCCACGTGGCAAGTTCTGGCCACCTATAAGAGCTCTCATCTGGGAAAAAGCTCAGCAGCTCTTCCAAGAAGACCAAGCGCGGACCATGAAAGAAGACTTCAAGGGCATAACTGCAACACGAGGAGAGCTGCTGGAAGGAGGATACTTTTATCGGGCAAAACTCATCGTACTACAGGACCTGTGGCGCCAAAAGAAAGGGCTCCCATCTGTCGAAGAGGAGGAAGCAACACATGGCATTATTTAAGCGAAAACATATCAGCATGATTCTCGAAGGTCGCAAGACTCAAACTCGCAGAATCCACAAAAGAGAATGGAAAATTGGGAGAACCTATAGCATCAGAGACCGACGGTTCGACAAGGCCAAAGGTCACATCACCATAACCCGCAAATTCAAAGAGAGACTCGGAGACATCAGCCCAGAAGATGTGCAGAAGGAAGGGTACGACATCCTGGAAGAATTCCAGAGGGCATGGCAAGAAATCAACGGACCGGGAACCTGGAAGCCCGACATGGTCGTTACGGTTTACGAGTTTCAGGTCTGCTCCAAAACAGGTAAACCTTCGTCTGTAAGAGCATTCCAACGACCTTAATCAGTTTCGCCATTCTGGGCAAATCAGCGTTTTCGATGCCATCAACCCAAGCTGCTTTTGTTCCAAAGACTTGATGGTGACAGATTTCTTTACGGAGCCGCGGGTGACTATTCCGTATGAACGCTTCCTTCAAGGCTTGCAGAGGCTTGGGATGTAGCTTCTCGAGCTTATCCAAAACGTACTTTTCGCTGCCCACCAACCTAATGTTGAATCCTAGATCTTGCAGCACGTCAGATGTTTTCAGCGCCTCTTTACCTGGCACTTGGAAGATTACCCGGCGCATGCCAGCTTTTTCCGCGAAGGAATTGTACTTCGCCATAACCGCAACCATCTCCACATTGGGCGTGCCGATCAGCGGAAGTGTTTCTCGTACCAGCTTGGCACCTAAGCCAATGCTACGATATTTCGGATGAACGACAACACGGCCAATGCGAGAAAGTCTCTTGTTCAGCTCTTGAATCGACATCTTAGGCAGAACCAGCTTTCTGCCGGGACACGTGGGCGAAGGATAATTGTAAACGATCACGCCGCACAATTCTGAGCCCCGCCACAAGCCGTAGATTTCTCGAGCAGCCCCAAGGTTCCGACTACGGTAATGAAATTCCTCCAAGCGGCGCCAATCATCGCGGATTCCGGGTTTGATGACCATGTCTTTCATGACGCTACACTGGACTGCAGGCTCGTTCGGATAGTAATTGATGGAAATTTCCTTGCCGAAACGCTTGTGAATATGGACGCTGGGTTTCAGGTCCTCAAACAGATCCGGGTGCGTGGTTGCCACAACAACCGCCTTGCCAAGACGCCGGGCAAACTTCTGCACGTTCCAAGCCACGATCTTCGCGGTATCCCTATCTAACGTGGCGCAGAACTCGTCCATAATCCACCAACGTGCGCCAGATTCGATGAGTTTGGCTATGCGATATCGGTATTTCTGGCCGTCAGAGAGCTGCTGGCACGTGCGCAGGAAGAGAAAAGCGTCGTTAAGACCCACCCTGCTTAACAGATCTAGGCCCTCTTCAACTGTTTTCCCCACGGTCTCGATCAAGGGTTTCGAGGCATTAACGTGGACCTTAATCATGTCCGTTGCTTCATTCCCGAGGTCCTTCTCCAATGCTCGTAGTAACACGCTTTTGCCGCTTCCCGAGTCGCCCGTGATCAAAACGATATCATTGGGACTTACTTTCAGCTCTACATTGTCATAAATGGGGAATTTCCTCGATTCATCCAAGCCTAAACCAAAGGCTTCAGCGACGGCCACACTTCTAGGCGTGAGTTTGGTAGCTGTCTCATAAGCAATGTTGAAGATGAATTTGCCAGAAACCCTATCATACGTGCGACGCATCTGACTGATCTGGAAAAACTCTCTATGCCTTCTCAAACTGTCTCCCCTCGAATACGGAAAAGCTCTCCAACAATCACCATAGACCTGACGGTGCCTATGATACTCGTAGTATTTTCGGTGAACCGACATTAGCCACACTCAGGTAGAGAGACGAATGAAAGTGAACACTACTTTCCTGTACCCGTAGCTTTCCGTTTAGCCAACTTCTTCCGCACTTCCCGAAGTCGACCCACACGATCACCCCACTAAGTTGGCAAGACAGCAACATAAGGCTCAGGCTTCATTTCAACCGTCGCATAAAGCGCCAAAGCTGTAGCCCAGAACACGTCATCATGTGTCCCCTGAGGATGATTAAGAGTCATGGTGCCATCCTTACGCAGCTGATACCGCTCAGTGTTCAATTCAGCCACGTACTGCCCCGGATAAGGTTTCTCCCACGTAAAATACGGATAGAAGAACTTGCCCTCACTCATCCGTTGCCTTATTAAACTTGCCATCTCCTGCTTTCGGGGTAAAGAGAATGTGACACCCTCAACGTTGTCTATGGCGCTATTCTTCATGTCCTCAACTATGTAGTCACCGATGCCCGTCTGATCAGCCCTGATCTTCACGAAACTGTCCCATCGGTCCTGCAGTACCTTGACGAAGCCGATGACGCTGCTGTACGGCGTTTCAAGTGGCCACATTTTCAGGAAACGCAGGAAATACTTGCCGTTAACTTCTTCGATAATTGCCAGAACCGTGTAGTCTCCGTGCTTACCAAAATCCAAACCCACATAAAACCTGCCATGACACTCTGTCTCCGGGTTGAAAAGCTGCAGGTCCTCGCCACAGTTCTTTGTCGTCCCGATGCATTTGGTTATGAGGTTTTGCGGTAGCCAAACATCCTGGTCTTCGGCCCATTCCGCCTCCATCTCACGACGCCAACGGGCAGGATCATCCGTGAACTGCTTCCGAATCTTGTCGAGAATATTCTTTTTCAGCGGTCCTTTCGGCTCAACCGCGTCCTGCCATGTCACGTGGCTCCGGGCGAAATCACTGAAATCCTTGTGGTTGAAGATCTTGTAAAACATGCTGTCGGTGTTCCATGGCGTACTACTGCACACGAATTTGCCGTTGGTCGTACCGAGAGTAAACAGAATAGCGTCGTAGATCTCCTCGTCATTGGCCAGAAAATTCATTTCGTCACAGTACACCAAGTTCAGCGTAGGCCCTCTAATGGTCTCCGGATTGTTGGGAAAAGCCTCTACCGCACTGCCATTGGTAAAATGAATAATCGTTTTCAACGGTTTGAAAGCCATGCCCGGAGGCAGCTTGCGAACAAAATAGGTTACGCGCCTGATCACGAGTTTAGCCTGGCGCCACGCGGGACCAACAACAGCGATGTAACTGTCAGGATGCGTGAGGGCATACCACAGGAGAAGCGCTGAAATAATCCAGCTTTTACCACTCTGTCGACACCAACGGGCAGCAGTAAACTGGTTCTCCAAGAACAGGTTAATAAAATCCACTTGGTACTTTGTGGGTTCGAACCCCATGATCTGACGGAAAAACTCTACAGGGTCAGAGCTGAGGTTCTTAGCCTTGGCCACTTCCGCAGCGTCGATCAGCGTTTCGCTACGTTGCAGGCGGAACCATCGCGGCAGAATTTCGCTTGGACGCATTGTCCTTGGTTTTTTCCCGGAGTAACTGCTCATATTTAGCCTCCATTTCAACGAGTTTTGTTTCTATCGCACGATAGTTCACATAGTCCGTCAGGAGCTCTTTGTAAGTCCGGGCAAGAGTTGCTACCACCTGAAGCCTCTGAACCTCAACCTTATCAAGCCCAGCCTGCCCTGCAGCCTTCAACGCACCAGCCAAGATCTTCAGCGCTTCCTCAACGCTCGGCAACTCCTTAGGCAAGGGCAAAGAAGAAGTAGTATAGCCCTTAGCGTCTTCTTCTACTGACAAACCCAGACGTCGACATTTGAGTTGTATGGCATCTTCAGTCTTCCCCAAGGCAGCGGCAATAACGTCGACGGGCTTGTGCGCATCAACGAGCTTGCGGAGCTGCTTCTCTTCCTCAAGGCTCCAGGGCTTACCTTTCGGCATGTTACCTCGCCTTCTGTCCTATGAAAATCCCAGATACCGTTCCAATGAGCCCGGTGATCGCCGCGAAAACCTCACTATTCCACACACGTAGCACTAGGAGGTTGACGATTTCAATGGCTGCCAAACAAGCAGTCATGCCTAACGCAAATTTCACTACGACCACAAGACGCTCGTCAGCTTCCTCGACTGCTCGAGATCCTCGAGGTCTGCGTCTCGTTAAAGCGCGTTTAACCCAGTCCGCCATGTAGCCTCAGGCTCCTCTGGAACACCTTACGTTCTACGCCCATCGTGCGCCTTCCGCCCATCAAGAAACTGTTTACGAGATGCTCAGCGACCTTGCAGTCGACACAATGCGCCTGGATAACCCTGATGCCCGTAGCCCAGCCCAACGGTATAGCGGTATAGTCGACATCGTACAGGCCATCAGCGTAACGGAAACTGTTCTGGCCCAACACAATATGTCTATTCCTGTTTCCCAAGACCGCGATGAAAATGCCCCAGCTGTAAACTGGAACGTCCACGTCAAAACCGCTGCCTAGGCT